GGAGTATTGCAGCGGGCGCTGTCGGCAGGCGGCGCGTCGTTTGCGGCGGGCGGCGTCTCGCCGGGTCCCGCCGTGCCTTTGATGTTTTGCGGCGGGCGGCGTCTCGCCGGGTCCCGCCGTGCCTTTGATGTTTTGCGGCGGGCGGCGTCTCGCCGGGTCCCGCCGTGCCTTTGATGTTTTGCGGCGGGCGCGGTGCAAGGGCCATCCCCTATGAGTATTACACGGGGGATGGTCCGACCGGTTGGACTATTGACAGTAAACGTGACCTGGGATATCCTGGGATTACGGTTGCACTTCCCCCTGAACCGTAGCCCCCGGAGTGTCCCCCGCACGCTGGGGGCGTCTTGTATCTGGAGGACGCGACGAAGTCGCGGACGACAGGGGCAAGCCTCATTTTTCGGGGGACACGGAGGGCGCACGGATGACTGATCCGGTCGGGCAGGTCATACAAATAGCATCGCAGTTTGGAGCAATTGCAATTCTGGTTGGAATCGGGTGGTTCGTGGCGTTCAAGGTCTGGCCGGAGTGGACGCAGAACGAGCGGCCCTGGCAGCGGACAAATCGGGAAAAGCAGCAGGAGCGGGAATTCATGGCGGACCAGCAGATGTCGGAGGCGCTGGAAAGTATGGCGCGGGCGCTGACGGGTCAGGCGGAGGCAACGGCCATGCTGGCGGCGGAGGTCCGGCGGGTGCACGAGAGGGTAGCAGCCAACGGGGCGGGCGGCTGATGAGCGTGGGGTGGAACGGTCTAACCAGTGGGACTGCGCGCAGGTCTCTGCGCCGGTAGGCGCGCCGCGCAAGCGGCTCGCCTTGCGCCGGTAGGCGCGCCGGGCGGAGGCCCGGCTATGCCTCCGGGTGCGGCCAAGCAGGCCTCGGCTAGGGCGGGCGGCTGATGAGCGTGGGGCGGAACGGTCTAACCAGTGGGACTGCGCGCAGGTCTCTGCGCCGGTAGGCGCGCCGCGCAAGCGGCTCGCCTTGCGCCGGTAGGCGCGCCGGGCGGATGCCCGGCTATGCCTTCGGGTGCGGCCAAGCAGGCCCCGGCTAGGGCGGGGGTGCGGGGGGTTCTTTGACAGCGCGCGCGCCGTGGAAGCAAGCCCCCCGCAATCCCCCAGCCCGCTGGGGCCGTGTTCGCGGAGGGGGCGCCGGGCTACTGCGCAGGGTCAACACGGGCCGGCGGCAGCAGCGGGCGCGTCAATGAGTGGCACGGGGGAAGGGAAGCGGTGGGCGTGATAGACACAGTGGCGGCGCTGGTACGGGTGGACGCGGGCTTGAGGACTGACATGTTCCGGGGCGAGAGTATTACGCGGGACCTCCGGAGTGGTGAGTTGGTGGTGCGACAGTGGCACAATCCAGATGAGGGCGGGGAGTATGCGCCGCGCTGCACGTACTGGCCTGACGGGGGAGGTGGGGGTTGGTTCAAGGTGGAGTTCAGCGTGCCGAAGATGGTGCGCGCAGCGCCGGGGCAGGTGGGTCTTCGGTTGACGGATAACTTGCGTCAGGAGGATGTGGATCGGGCGCTGGGGTTGGTGTCCGAGTTTGTCGAGCGCGTGTTCGGTCTTGAGCCGGTGCAGTCATGGAAGGCGCAGCGCGTGGACTATGCGTGGATGTGGGAGCTAGGGCCGCTGTTGCCGGTGTATATGTCTGTGTTGCAGAAGTTGCGCATCTCGGACTGGTCGCGTCACCCTTACGATGCGAGTGAGGGCGTGGTCTGGAAAAGCAATAGCACAAAAGGCAGGTGGGTTAAGTTCTACAATAAGACGCGAGAGTTGCGTGGCAGTGGAGATGAGGGCTTGCCGGAAGGGGTGCTTCGCTTTGAGGTGTCGAACTACAAGGACGCAGTAGCTTACATGAGTGAGCATTGGTTCGGGGGTGAGCAGACGGTGCAGGAGGTCACGCGGACGGGGCGCGCGTTGTATGTGATGGCGCGACAGTGGGAGCGGCTGGGCTTGGGGCAGTCGGAGAGTTACGGGCATGAAGAGTACTTACTCTTTAGGCTGAGAGATGCGTTCGGGACGCGCGCTGTACCTTCTGCGCACTATGTGCTCACACTGTATGACAAGTTTGGGACAGAAGCGTTTAGAGAGCACGAATTGGTGAAGCGTTCAACGTACTATCATCAGCTTACAAGGCTTCGTGAGTGTGGCTTTCTTACAGCGCACAGTGATGGGAGCGAGAGTGTTCGTAGCGTAGCGTTGCCTGCTCTGCATCTTCCTTTGTGTGAAACACTTGAAGAATGTGGGAATCTTAAGTGTTTGGCCCCCTCCCCCGGCGCGTATTTGCCTGACAAAATTTTGCGGAAAAATTGGGCTGGATTGTCTGATCTGCTGGGCGTGATCGGGCCGAGGAGCGAATATCTGTTGAGGCGATGGCGAGATGAATTGGATTATTTCGGGGCGTCGGGCGGAGTTGCAGCAGTGGATGGAGTCGGGCGATGTGGCGTTGCTTGTGAGCGCGCGCCTGCTTGAGATTGGGCTGACCGCCGAGGACCGGACTGCTGTTCAGGCGTTGGCTCTTTTGCTGGAAAATGGCGGTTTTTCGGGCAGGGACTACACGAATCGGGATCAAATTCCGGTTGAACTGTTGCGGGCGGCGCGAGATCGGGCGGAGGCGTATCTCAATGGACTTGAACAGAGCAACGGCGCTGGAAGTGAGTCGGATGGTGACACGGCTGCTTGAGCGGCGGAGTCTGCGGGAATTTGCGCTTGCGGTGCACCCGCGTTTTGAAGTTGCGCGCCATCACGCTTATTTGTTTGATTTGATTGACTCTTGGCTGGATACGGAGGGCGGCGATCATCTGGCGATCAGTATGCCGCCGCGTCATTCGAAAAGTATCATTGGTTCTGTGTTGGTGCCTGCGTTCTATCTGGGGCGGCATCCTGATCGGGATATTATTCATTCTTCGTATGCTGCGTTGCTCACAAACGACTTTTCTCGGAAGGTTCGCGAAGTGGTGCGGAGCGCAGAGTATCAAAGAATCTTTCCGGGCACTGGAGTTTCAGCGGATAAGGCGGCAGTGACGAACTGGCGCACGACGCGCGGCGGTGGCATGCTGTCGGTTGGCGCAGGTGGTGGCGTGACTGGGCATGGCGCGCATTTGTATATCATTGATGACATTCACAAGGAGGGCGATCAACTTTCTCCGGTTACGTTGGCGCAGACAATTGCTTGGTATACGAGCGCAGCGCGTACTCGTCTTATGCCGGAGGGTAAGATGTTGTTGATTGGTACGCGCTGGTCGCCGGGCGATCTCTTTGGTTTTGTGGAGGAAGCGGCCCGGCAAGGCGGAGACCGTTGGCGGTTTGTTCGACTGGCGGCGCTGGCCGGGCCTGATGATCCGCTGGGGCGAGCCGAAGGGGAAGCATTGTGGCCGGAGTGGTTTCCGGCCTCGGCGCTTGAGTTGCTGCGAGCGCTTGATCCGGCGATCTTTGATAGCCTTTACCAGCAGCAGCCGCGCAGTGATACAACGGTGACATTCAAGCGGGAGTCGATGCAGGTGATTGAGCGGTTGCCGCGCTCGGCGGCTGGGGCGTGGTGTTTTGATCTGGCGCTGGGCAAGACTGAGCAGGCGGATTTTTGTGCGTGGGCGCGCGTGTCGGAGATAGATGGTGCATTGTACTTTGATCATTTGGCATTGGTGCGCGCTCCGTGGCCGATGGTTCGGTTGATGATTCTGGGCATACTGGATGAATTCCAGGAGGATGATTTTGTATTTCCATCGAATTTGCTTGAGTTGTTGGCCGTGCAGGAATTGAAGGCCGAAAGGCCTCGGCGGCGGGTTTTTGCCGCGCTGATGGCCGGGGATAAGGTAGCCCGCGCGCAGCCTTATGCGGCGCGGGCGGCAGCGGGGCAGGTGTATTTGGTGCAAGGGCCTAATTTGGATGTTTGGATACGGCAGCACGAATTGTTTGGCTCTGGCGTTGAGCATGACGATGCAGTGGACGTTGGATCGCTGGCGTGTCATTGGTTCTTTCGCCGTGCATGGTTTGAGGCGAAAGAAGAGATGGAAGCTGTGGCCGGTCGTTGGAAGAATTTGTCGGAGGGGTTATGAACTGGGTAGAGACGGTGATGAACTGGTTGCGAGGCTATCCGGGTCAAGGACGGGAGCCGGCGCGTGTTGCAGGGCGAGTGAGCGCGCCTGTGAGTCGCGTTGGGAGCGAGGCGCTTTTGGCCTCGCCGTGGCTTTTCCGGGCAATTGAGGAAGTTTGCGAGTTGGCGGCTTCGGCTGACATGCGGGTGCAGCGCGGCGGGAAAGATGTTCCTCACCCGTTGCTGGACTTGCTGGGGCCAGCCGGGAGGCCGAATGATCATCAAGATAGCTTTGAGTTTCTGTCGCTGCATTATGCGTTTCTGCGGTGTTATGGGAATTCCTTTTGGTACTGGCGGAGCGTTAACGGCGGGCCGCCTGATGAGGTGCACCTTCTGATGCCGGAGGAAGTGACCATTGTGCCGGGGATCCGCCGGGTTGTAGATGGCTATTTGTACAGGGTAGGTGGCGTGGAGGACCGCTTGCTCGCTGAGTCGGTGACACACTTCAAGGGCATTAACCTCCGATCGCGGTATTATGGGTCAGGGGTTTTGAACGCGGCGGCGACGGACATTCGCTTGGATGCGGCGGCGAGTCAGTGGAATTACGAGTTCTTCGACTCTGACGTTTTTATCCCGACTGGTATCTTAGTTGTGGATTCACAGATGCCAGAGCAGGAGCGGGAGCGGCTGGAGCAAATTTTGGCGCGCAAGTATGGCGAAAAGCGGCGCACGGCTGTGGTGGGCGGGCAGCCGGGCAGCACGGCATACTATCAAGCCGGGGCGGCGCAGCGGGACGCGGATTACTTGGGCGGGCGCGAGATGGCTCGGAAGGCGATCTTTGATGCTGTGGGGATGCCGCCCGGCTTGTTGTCTGAGCGGTCGACGGAGGCGAACGCTCGCGTGGGTGAAGGACGATTGAACTGGACAGCATGGAGATTGACGCATAGGACGGCGCGCAGGTTGACAGCGGATGCACTTCCGTTTTACACTTCAAGTGCAGAGTACCGCGTAGTGTTCGATGATTTGAGACAGGGGGCAGGTGATGGCTTGGGCACGGGGAGACAGGAGCAAGTTGGTTCATTGGGTGACGACGCCGCACAGGTACGCGAACGCCGAGTGTGGAGCGGCGAGCGAAACGTGGATGGTGATGAGGTGGGCGAATAGGAAGTGGATTTGTCCGGTTTGCGCGCGGGAGCACGAAGTAACAATTCATCTGGTTGATTCGGGGCCGGAGTATGTGCAGGAGGTGTTGTTTTGAGTTACCTGCGGGAAGTCGTGGGTTATGATCTGGCCGATGGCGAGTTGGCCGCAGTGGAGGGAGTGCTTGTTCCGTTTTGCGCGCAGCGCGACGCCTACGGCAATACTTGGGGGCCAGAGACGGACTTCGGGTTGAGTCAGTGGACGCGGCGACCGCTGTTCAATGAGCATGATTTCGCTTTGGCGGGCGCAGCGGGTTATTTGCCTGACGAAGCGATTACGGTGCAGCAGGATGGGCTGCATGGAATTGGCGTGTTGTATGACTCCGATGAGGGGCGGGCCTTCCTTGCTGCTGTGCGTTCTGGCCGGGCGGGTTTCTCGACCGGCTGTTTGCCGCATAAATGGAAAGCGGACGCGAGTGGGTTTGTGCGTGTCTGGCATTTCGTTGAAGCTTCGCAAACGGTTCGCCCGGCTGCGCCGGGAGGGACTACGCGGATCAAAGTTGTAGCTGGGAGTATTCGTTCGGAATCATTTCAGGAGGGGTTGGCAGTGGCGGATCAAGAGCAGGCGCAGCAGGAAGGCGTGGATGTGAAGGCGGCA